TCAGTCGCTTTCTATGTATTCACCTATTAATTTATCCCAATTATCGGGAAACCCTATAAAGCTAAGCTTTACATCTTCATCGTATTCTTCAATCAGTGCTTTTAATTTGGAAACAAAATTACGTTGGATAGCTGCTTCACTTAGTAGCCGTTTTATAATCACTATCACGGCAAATATTCGATCAGGTTTTATATGCTTGTGGTCACTGTAAAGCTTTGGGGTACTATTCAAAATTCGATTATAAACACGCCCATAGTGGGCACAAATGTTACGAACTTCAACTAAAGATTTTAACCAGCTTCTAAGATATACGGGCGTTGTACCAAAAACTTTGGCGATCTCGCGCTGATCTTCTATTTGAAGATTTCCATAAAAACGGGAAAGTAATCCAAATGAAAATATTTCAATAGCTACCCATATAGGCATTCTTCCTTCATATTTGCATTCATGATGTTTAATGAAAGCAGTGTCTTTTTGACGTTCTTTTTCTTTAGTAAGCTCTTCAACAAATTTCTTATGATATTCAGCACTATAAAAAAGGCTTTCATTTAAATGACTTTCACTGTCATATTTAATTGCCAGATGGTATGCGATTCGAGTTCTAAACATGACTTCTATAATTTCAATGGCTTCCAACAACAAATATCTAAGCTTCACATCAAATTCATACAAGCAATAAAGCGTTTCAAAACGAATATTATCTTTATATTGATCATCAGTATGTAGTCCTAGACCATAGGCACTTAACCGATAATAATTAACCCGTGCCAATATCGTTTTTGCATACGCTTCATCTTCAATTATTAGGTTACGTTCTTTCAATATTTCAATTTGCTGTTCAAAAGTACGAGGAGGTTTTAAAGGGGTTAGCATGTTATTCGCCCCCAAATAAAAAGTCCCACCCTGGTCCGCATCACTCGCAATGCGAGGCTAAGCGTGGTGGGCTCTGTTAAGTTAATAGTAAACTATAGGTTTACTATAAGCAACATCGGTTTATCCCTGTTTACTCCGGTTTACTACCGTTTACTTCGGATTTTTAGCGAAATTTCGATATTTGGCAAAATCATCAAAGTTGAATATATTTTAGTCAACTTTGCATTATAGAAGCTAAGTCTCAAATTTAATTTCCACATCGGAAAGACTGCCGTTTTCAACATCTTGAAGAAACTGTTTAAAAATACGCTTTTCTTCCTCTGTGGCATCTTCCCGGATAGCCATTTCTTTATTTTTTTCATCGTAGTAAAGTAAATGCAATATTTCATTAGGTGGATGAACCATTTATACTGGCCTCCAATTATGACTATATATCACTAGGACTGTTAGGATAATTATAGCAAAATACCCGGCTGAATTAACAGCCGGGTAAAAATTTATCATATTCGCTTATCCAATGTCATGTCCCCTCAGACTAAGGTTCATGCTGTGCTGCCTATTGGTGAAAATATGTTTAGCCCGTTCAACCAGCATATAATTTTTCACTTGGATATCACCCAAATCAAGCTGTACGGGAATGGATGAACCAGCCCTAACCCGAATATCACCAAAGGCATTATCAATGCTTAAACTGCGTGTTTTCTTGTTATATAAACCCAGGAGAGCATCAGCTTTAGTCTGGGGATTAATTGTTTTTTCATCAATCTTCTCGCAGTATTGAAGTACGCCCCACTTCTTAATATTTTCCGATGCAGTAAACTCCTCCGGGTCTTGTGGAGAAATAAATACTTCTCGTTTGCCGGTATCCTTATTTTCGTAATCCAATCTAATGCGATTAAAGGTATTCTCGTCAATACTAGATTTATAATTAAAGTCTTCAGCAGTTTCAGCATCTATAAGTAAATCAAGCTTCGTGCTTTCAATATTCTTAAGGGTAAGCTTGCCAAAATCATCATAGAGAACGTAAAGCTTCTTTTTGTTGTCTAGCGTTAAATCCAATGCATTGTAAATGATATCAAATAATGTTTTGCCGTCCTCTATTCGCTGCGGAATGACATATTCAGTATCTTCTATTTCACCTACCCGTAATTGAAAGTCTGCGGCCAACCGTCTAATTACTTCTGAAGCGGTAAGCCCTATATAGTGCATGACGTGCTTATTCTTTAAATACCGCAGTTGATCATAGGCAGTAACCTTGATAATCCCGTCCTTATCACGTTTCTTGGTGAATACGAATCCATAAAACACATTTTTTCCGTCTACGGCCATCCTCACATGATTACCTTCTGTAAAATTTAAGATAGTGTCAGTTAAAACATTGAATGTCAGTTTACCGGGAACCCCTTTGCGCTCAGTTTCCCAGGCAATGCCTTCTTCAACAATCGGCTCCTGCAATTTACCCTCATTATTAATTAAAATTTGAACATTGTCCATTATTTATGAACCTCTTCCGCTGCAGTTTGTACGGCTTCTACTAATGTATCCTTCAGGTATGTTGCCATACCATCCAAATCCATATTACTGTTAACAGTATTGTGAACACCGCCCATTTCAACCTTAATATCAGCAGTAGTAAACCGGTTAATAACTTCCTGTTCCGCAATGTCCCGGAGATATTGAAGTGATTCACTGCTTATATCCAGGCTGTCTTTCATCTTACCTGTATTAGCGGCGGTATCGGCTATATTAGCAGCTGCTGCCGGGTCAAAAAAGTTATTAAAGTTATTAGCCGTAGTTGCTGCCATATCCGGCGCCTTAAACAAAGAATCCATTGAAAAGTCCTTAATAAAGTTTTGACCAGCAGATTTTATGCCAGAAAAATCAGCCCTATAAGCGATTTCTGCTATCTGTGAATACTCAAATCCCATAACCTTACCAGCAAAACCACCAATGCTATTGAATGATCGAATAACAGTGTTTATAGAAGCAACTATGAAGTTCACTGCGCTTTGCACTGTATCAACGATAAAGCCAAAAACATCAGCAAAGGTATTACGCAGACCATAAGTTTTTACTTGCCATGCTGCAAAGATTGCAATAGCCCCAATAATAAGAGCTATGATTAGCTCAACCGGGTTAAAGAGCAACGCCAAGTTGAGTGACCATTGTGCAGCAGTTAATCTTCCTGTGACGAGAGCCCAGGCTGTTTGTGCCGTTGTTATTCCCCATGTTCTAGCAGCTACTATAGAAGCTATTGCTGAGTTCATTACCATATTTCCGTTCACAGTCAGCCAGTAGGTTCCGTAAGTTGCCAATGCACCAATTGCATAAGGCATTATGCCCCATAACAAATTACCGAAAAACATAAATGCTGACGAAGCCGCCTGTATTCCCCATGTAATTGTATTGGATACTGCAGTGAATGCCTGTGTTGTCATATTTCCCAACATGGATAGCCCATTTGCAGCCCCCGCGGCTAATGTATCAAAGGTTCGGTTATTGGCAAGACCATTAATCATTTGTAACACCGGCTGAAATGCTTTCAAGGAGACATTTCTTATAGAATTCCATGCATCGTTAAAGGTTAAAGGCATACTTTCAAACTTACGGTTGGTTTCTTCGGCAGCGTAAAACATTGCATTCTTGATAACTTCTGCGGTTATTACTCCGTCAGATGCTAATTGTTTTATATTGTCGGTCACTGATTTGGGCATACCCTGGACATTCTGCAAATACCGCTGAATATTAGCTACGATAGGTGCAGCATTATCCAAAACAGCATTCAATTCCTCACCTTGGAGTTTACCGGCTGCCATACTTTGAGTTAATTGAAGCATTACACTATCAACGCCAACAGCAGAAGTTCTGGCAACTACAAAAGTTTTATTAAGCTGCTCAGTAAAAGCAATCAATTCATCATTGCTTTTAAACGATTGTGCCGCTTGCATGCCCAATTTGGATACAGCCTCAAGTGTTGTCTGATAAATACCCCTTGACCTTTGCGCTGACTGAAATATTTTTTCCTGTAACTCGGCAGTAGATTGCAAACCATCGTTCATTAAATCAATTCTGGCAGTGTTTTGGGCTACTGTATCCGATAAATCCATAGCAGCTTTAGCCCCTGTAACCATTGCAACCACACTGACTATAGATTTGAATTTACCAACTAATCCATCAACCGCGCTATGGGTATTTTGAACCGTATTATTAAATTGTTGTTGGGCGGCTGTTGCTTCCTGGATATTTTTTTCAACACCATTTACTAACCCATTAAGTCTTGAGACTTCATTTCTCATAGCATTCATATTTGCAACATCAACGGCATTAGCCGAAGTAGCTTGGAGTGCTAAAAAAGCTCTATTAGCACTTTCTATTGAACTGACCATACTTTTCATAGGTGAACTCATGCCGTCTTGTATTTGAATCGCGGTTCTGATTGTTGCCATTTATGATCATCCGTCCTTTCCTAGAATAAAATTCAAAACCTCTTGAATCCGGCTGTTAAAACCGCCGTGACACTTTGCGGCAATGGTACGCCTTTTTATTTCTGTGTTCAAAACAAACATATAAAACCGGTCATATGAATCATGCTCTTTGCTTTGTATTACATCCACTTTAGCCGCTAACTCCTGATCACTATTCGGCATGATTCTCAACATCATTGCTTTTAACGTTGGGTATATTTCATGCTGCTTGTTAAGGACTAGCTTCCCATCATCAGTAAATGCAGCCGCTGCTTCTAAGCCGTTAAGATCACCGGTATAGCCTAATTCTGCAATCTGCGGGACATAACTAAATCTGACAGCCCACAAACTATTATTTATGACTTCAATATTTTTGTTCATGATTATCAACTCCATACACTCTTTCTTGTATGATTAAGAATTGCTGTTGGGATAGGGTACAAATTGAATTCCGTCCCCTGTAACTAATAAATGGCGATTATTTGTAAACCATCTTTCAAATTCCTTTGCTTTTTTCCTCAACACTAAATTATTGTTATGCACATCAGTAACTTTAGCAATAAGGCGATATATATCACTTTCAGGAATAATCTTCGCTGCCCGATTAGCACCGATTGTATTAGAGATGTCCCAACTTAGAACCTCCTTACAATGTTGCGATATTGCATTATAAGGATTCACATGACCCAAAATTTTGCACACATCGTTTCCTACAAAATACGTTTTATCTTCAATTTGAATAACTCTTATGTGTCCAGCCTTTAGCCTAGTAGTAACATCTAATCGCTTGGCAACACGTTTACCGTAACCATTAACGGACTTTAGACGAATATTAGGAATAATTTGGTCTGATACTTCATCGGAGAATAAATAATAAACCAATATATTTATTAGTCGGGTTTTATTTCGACAAATTGTGGATGCGTCAACTTCAAATTCAAAACCTATTTCCTCATGTGTCATGCCCTTAAAATACTTCATGGGAATTATTTCATAAAACTTATCGTTCCGCAGTTTATCCAGGGCATCATTAATGAAATTAATATACTTCTCGGTATAATCAACGGCCCTTTCGATAGCAACAATTTTATCATTTAATTTTTCCTGCTCAGTACCATGCCGCTTCAGACCGTGTTTTTTTAGTTCCTCAATCTGCTCTTTCTTAGCATTAACAGCATCGGCAAAATCGTTGCGCCGATAAAGTAATTGTTCCGTTTTCTGGAAAGAATTCAGACGTTTGTCATTAAACATACCTTCACGCTTTAATTCAAGAACAAAATTCCGTAATGCATCTTCACTGTAATTTTTCATAGTATCACATCCGTTGATGAGAATAACCATCTAATCTATTGGGCAATCAATGCAGCATGAGTCCATGAGACTTAAAAGTTTCATGGACTCATAGTAGCGGATTGATTATTCTGCAGGTGGGTTAATAACATTTGCATAGTATTCAATGTCACCAATGCGAATATCCGAAGGGGAATATGGGCGAGTATAGTTGAATAATCCGGCTGCGCTTTCTTGTAAACGAGTAGCAGCGGACAATAGTTCCGCTGCATCGTCTAACTTTTTAAACGTTTGATGAAACTGCCAGCTATTTGGGCAGCGATTTTCCAATATGGTTCTAAAAATCCCCGACTGCTTACTGTCCATATTGAAGTCTAATAACTGGCTGGTCGTTTCATCCGTCAAATTGTTACCCAACAGTTCAATCATCTTGAGGGCGTTAGAAACTTTAAGTTCATAATCATTATCTTTAGTCGGTTCTGCCGGACGGTGAGCAGTAATAAATTCGGATATGTGGCTGGTTAGATATTCATTTGCCAACTTATCCAGATTTTGTTTTGTTTCATTGATTTCATTAATTTTTTTCTGCTTACCCTCTTCGCTGTAGCAAGTATCTCCTTTAATGATTTCAATAGCATAGTTAAGCTGGCCCATTTGCCGCTGATATTCGTTGACAATTTCATACACTTTTGCTTTAAAACTCATATTATGTGCGTCCCCTTAATTTTTATTGATTTAATCCGTTTACGTGTGTTTTCAATGCATCCCACATTACCCGGCTGGCGGCTTCCTTAGTTTCTGCACCATTAATAACCACTTGATACTTATGAATTTCGTCCTGAATGGCAACTTTCACAGTATCTGTTTCCAACATGGCCCGTGCTGACGCTTCTGTAATGCCCAGGTTATTAGCCGCAATTTTTACATATACTCTCGGTTGAGCTTCGGCCTGTGAAAAATGCAAGTAAACCATTTCATCAAGAAATTGTTTTTCTTCCGTTGTCAAAATAAATCACTTCTCCCTTCAAAATTCAAATGCAGTGAGATCAGGGAACCAACTATTCTTCCACCGGCGTTAAAGGTTCGCCCTCTGCATCCTGTAACACCGTGCCTACATGCTGCACCTCCCGCAAATGATTATATCCATCATCCGTAGGGGCAAGAGCATCTTTTAAAGGCGAGCCAACTCTAATACCTACCACAAAGCCATTAACCGTATTTTCCGTATCCTGATATTTCATTCGTTCACCCCCTCGATTGATTCGGCTAAACTTTGAATAGCATCAACATTTCCCACAAACGTTGCAAACCTAACCGCCTGCTCTAAGCCACTGCTATTTGAGTTCAAAGCACTTCCGGCTAATTCTTCAACTGCCGAAAAAGCATTAACCAGTGCGGTCATTTTATCTGTTTCACTGAATGTTTTCTCGAAACGATTGGTTAAGCCACAATGCACCTGATTCTCAACTACAGAATGAAATAAATTCATTGTCTCCATATCGCCCCGGAAAGGTTTTAAGATAGTTGCGGCCCGATCATCCGTTAAGCTATTGCCAGCAAGTTTAATAAATTCCAACGCATTGGCAATTTGCATCTGATAATCTGCCGGTTTTGTTTGCGGAGTACCTATTAAGGTATGTTTTTCTTCACAAATCAGATTCTGAAGCTGTTGGCTAAACTCAGCATCATTTTGACTCATTTTTACTTTAACACCTTGAATTTGTTCTGCCCGGTATGAGTCAGAATACATTGTTGCCTTTTGCCAGTTTTCAACCTCGGCAAGATGCTTAGTGTTTACACTTCTATAAGCCTCAATAATCTTTTGAACCTTACTTTTGATACCTGTTTTCAAGTAGATCAGCCCTTTCAAATTTTCAGATGTACTACCAAAAATAAAAAGCGCGGGAATGAAAGAGTTTTACCTCTAACATTTCCCGCGCCTAAATTCATGGCTTCCTCTCCACAAGGGAGAAGGGTACTCCTGCATATTATTTACTTACCTAGATTATACCATATATGGGCGGTTTCCAGCAACCATAAACCCTTATATTATCTAGGTTTTCAAGGAATTAACAGGTTATTTTTCAAGAACGACATACAGACGTTTATTTGATTTTTTATCAGTATATTTTCGTGGTTTAGCATTCTTTGTATATGGTTTTAACGCAGCCAAAATTTGATTTACTTTATCTTCATGTTTGGCCTGATAGGACATAGTAAATTTTAAAGCCAAATCCAATCAACTCCCCTCTTGAAATTATCACTTCAACATGGTATCTTTAAATTGAATTTTCTTTGAACCACTGTCTTAACTGGCAGTGGTTTTTTTCTGTTTGAAGGACTCGAACACAGCCCTTATTAACTGGTCATATTGGGAATATGATTCAAATTTAATTTCATGCCCGGTATTCATGGCTTGCAAAAACGCATTGGCCTGAACAATGCCCTCGGCAGTTGTTAATATCATACGATGTACCTCACGATCACCTTTAAACATTACTACTAAATTCGGTCTGCCTTTTTTATCTGTTCCTAATACAGCATACATTATTTTCCACTCTCCCTGTTTTTTAATTTATTTCAATATAGACTTTATCCCGTTTAACTTTTACTAACTTGCCATTCGAATTAATATAGAGTCGCTTATTGCGGGATTTTTTCTTGCAGCAACCGGTCATGATAGGCTTATCCTTTCTTATATTGGATTTATGCACCCAATGTAACCCCTGGCAATCCGGGCACACATACAATACATATCCACGTTCATTAATACCAACCGGCTTAATAATGCTTATATTAGGCTCATTTTCTTTTGGCAACGTCCGATTATCAACTAAACACATATTGCCTTGACTCTTGTACAATACCAAGTCACCGTCTTTAATAAAAACCTGTCCACCTTCCCGCAATAGTTGAATTTGTTCAGTCAAATATTCAATCAGTTCATTTTTCAATATTATTCACTTCCTTCATTACTGGCGGCGTTACGTTAAAGCATATCGGCAACCAATGCGACTCTTTATACTTTTTATCTTTCTTGGCTATCGGCATTGCCGGTATACGTCCATCCGCTAAATAAATCAATACAGAGGCAGGGTGACAATATATCTGCTTTGTACGAATCAAATGTTCAACTATATCTAACATTTCTTTTGACATGCCGCCCCAAAAAAGAATGTTTTGATCTAGCCAACCAAACTGAGCTTCGCCCTTTACCGGAATATCATTATCCTTTAGAATCCGTTCAATCTCAACAAAGGTTACACCCTTATATTCCCTAACATAATCAACTATTTTTTTATAAATATCTTCTCTATTCATTAATAATCCTCTCCTTTATGGTTTGTCCGCTTTCTTTGTCCTGTTTTTGTCCGGTTTGTTAAAACGTTGATAAATACAGTAAATTCAAGACTTTAGAGACATTTTTATAGCGTCCTTTATATATATAAGGCTTTTATATATTTATATAGTTTTAATATATGTTGTAAATAATTTATTATATAAGGAGTTGATATTAAAACCGGACAAACCGGACGAATGCTCTTGAAGCATTATTATTACTGCTGTTATCTATGTCCGGTTAGTTGCTCTTTTTCGTCCTATACGTCCGGTTATTTAACGTCCGGGATAAAAATATTGATTTTATCCTTTTTGCCATTCCAATAGCTTTCTTTAGGCGGTCTAATACGATCACTTTTAAATCCTGTAATTTTGTTTACATCCCCAGTAAATTTTCTAACATCATAATCATATCTGTGACTATTGACACTGCACCAAGATTTGAAACGTGAAAATACTTCATCCGTAATTTCCCTTAGAATAGATTCATGCCCTATCTCACTTAGAAAAGCTTTGACCGGATTATTTTGCTCCTCATATTCGTTCAATTCTTGTTCAATCTCGTTTGATATGGTAAACTTTCGATTCTGTAGGATTCGTTTTAAGCCCTGTAAGCCCAGGTTGATTAGATATTCAATGGATTCCGGTTCCCGCAGCTTGTATTTGATATAAGGGTCAAAATCAGCTTCTTTGTCAGTGAATTTTGCATTGAAAGGTATAATTATAAGCCGTCTTATTGTCGCGCCGGTAGGGTCTTTAATTTTTGGAATACGATTTGCGCTAAATATGAGCTTACAATAAGGGTTAAAATTGAATGGCTTCTGTCCCTTTTCTTCCCCTTGCAAGGTGTCTCCCGTGACAACTTTTTTGAAGGTGGACGTATCAGTAATAAAATCATCGTCAATATCATCACCAAGATTTGCCATTTTCTTATACAGCATTGCCTTGTTAAATCGGTCAGAAAGATTTTTTAAGTCCAGGGCTGAAATGTTGTTATCGCCAAGCATGGTTTTAATCATATCAATGTATGTGCTTTTTCCGTTCTGCTTATCTCCCAACAATATAAAGGCTTTACCAAGTTCATTTCTGCGATAAAACGTATACCCTATGACTTCTTCTAACAACATCCGAATTTCATTATCCTCGCAAGCAATTTTGTTTAATGTTCGGTCTGCAAGTTCCGAATAAGCTGCGGGGTTATAGTTCCAATTAATTTTGTTGGTGATAATGACATTGGGTGAGAAGTCGCTAAATGAATCGTCACGTACATTATAGACACCATTTTTAAATGTGATTAAGTGAAGGTCTGCCGCCTGCCTATCCTCGCATATTAGCATTAGGTGCTTTAGAACCTCTCTGCGCTGGGCATCCGTCAAGGAAGGGATATGCTTAATCATGTTCTTTTCAATCTCATAACCTTCAGAAACATATATTCCTTCAGTATAAATATTTAATTTCCCATCAAGTTTAATCATATGGTGATTGCTTTTCATATAAGCGGCAAATTTCTCATGTAAAAATTTGGTTCTTCTAAAAAAGGATTGTTTTTTGAAACTATCATCCCGGAGGATGGTTTCCACTTCCCGGTCATTTAATGGAGTTTTCAGCACGTATTTATTGATAATCCGTATGGTTTCTTTAATTTCTTCCACAGAAAAGTCATTACTTTGAAGAGTTAAAATATAATTGAACAGTGCTTGGTTTCTGCCGTCCCCTTCATCCATCTTGGAAAAACTGTCTGCTGTACTATTAGGCAAAGGTAATAACCATTTTGGTATCTCGTCTATATCGTCATTCGTTAAGGAACCTTGTAACCACTTGCGATCAATACCATTTACCCTTACTGGTGAAAACTCATGCTTTAAGCCTAATTTCCATTCACATAACAAACCGCAAGCAGCACCGCAATTACTTTTATTAGTGGTTAGTACGGAATTTTTAAAGTACAAATGGCCGCCCCTTGTAGTTTCAAGGATATTGCACTTAAGTTTTTGATCATTGACCATTTTAACGGCTCTTTGAAATACTTCAGGACTATCCAT